CCATTTTTCGGGGAACAAGCTGGATCTGAAGCGGGATCTTCTGGGCTTCCTCAGCTACGAGCGCGCGCACCGCCTTGGCGTCGACGGTCATCATTTGCCTCCGGTCATTCCGAGGGCCCAGGCCATGAGTGCGACGATGACGAAGAAGGCGAGCATCGCCAGCACAGCCTTGGTCATTGGGTGGGGATCCCTTCGGGTTTAGCTGGGTGTGGTGCCGTTCGTGGCGTTTCCCTGCGCGTTGTCGATGTAGGCGTTGAGGGTTCCCTCGCCGATGTAGTACTTGGGGCCGATTTTGATGGCCTTCAGTTCGCCGTTCTTGATCATCTTGGCGAGGGTGTACTTCGAGACGCGCAATGCAGCGCGAGCCTGTTCGAGCGTGAGCACTCCGCTGTAAAGCTTGTCGCCCAACTTCTCAACCAGATCGCCCGGCTGCGCGGATGACGGATCGTTCGTCACTACTTCCTCCTTGGGAGCGGTTCCGGGCCGAATGCCCGTGGGGAACGGGTCTACGGGTTCGTTCGGCCCAATACGGCTATGCCGTTCAGCGCAAAACGCTCGTGGATCATGGCGGAAATGTCAAATCCCGGACCACTCAAGTGGTAAGTTCCGCCGTTTTGTGTTGAGTAAGTGCGAATAAGGGGCTTAACGCGCCACATGTTCCACTTGTTCAACCTGATCGCATTTGTTGCGAACTGATCCTTGTGTGCGTTGTGTGCGTTGTGTGCGTTGTGGTGCGTCATTGCTTGGCCGGCACCCGCAGCAGCGGAATCAGCGCGGCGCGCTGCTCCTCGGTGAAGGGTGGGGCCACGGCGACCTGCCGGGCCAAGTAGTCCAGGTCGAGGTGCGGGGCCAGCACGGCGACCGCCCGAGCCTTGATCTCGGCGACGCGAGCCTCGAACTCGGCGTCGATCACGTCAGGCTGCGACATCGACGCTCACCGCCTCGAAGCGGAACCGGGTGTAGAAGTCGTCCACCGAGCAGCCCAGCGCGGTGGCCAGCCGACCCAATGCGAACGCGCCTGGAGCGTGCCGGCCGGCCTCGTAGTCCTTGATCGTCCCGGGCGACATTCCGCAGGCCAGAGCCAGGTCCGATCGGGTCAACCCCGTCTCAACCCGGATGGCGCGGAGCCGGGCCGGTGAGTAGTGCAGCGGGTGCATGGGGCGGTATTTAAGGGCGTGGATGTCTGCCCTGCCAAACAGACGAAAGCCGCCCATCTGACAGCGTCAGACGGGCGGCGTTCGCGCGTTGTTCGTATTCAGATGTCCCTGTTTCGCACCTACTCGCGTCGGTTTCGAACTTTCCCCGATTCGCAGGGGTGGCCGGGGTCACTCTATCGTGTGTCCGGCACGATCCACTCCATCTTGATGGACTCCGGTCTCACGTGGTTCTTCCGGCTGCCTCGCTTGTAGCCAGGCGGCTGTCCAGGTTTGCACGGCAAGATCGTTACCCGCAGAACTCGGCGGATGATGGCGCGCTTCGTGGCGAGCGGCAGGTCCGCCCACAGTTCCTTGGCGTTCGGATTCCCGGCGATCGCGGCGAGTGGATCCGTGCCCGCCGTGCCCCGGAGCATCCTGTTGATCCCCTCCAGCTCAGTCTCCAGCTCGTCGGTCCGGCGCTCACGCTCGGCCTTGGTGATCTTGCGCCGCTGGTGCAGATCACCGAGGTCAGCGACGACCTCTCGGATCGCGTTCGCCTCGGCGGCCAACGCGGCGGTGTCCACACCAGGCTGAGGGGTGCACAGCTCCACCGCGTCCGGGTCCATCAGCCGCAGCACGATCGCCCCCTCCACGTACTCGTCGGTGGCCTCGGCCACACGAGCAAGGTGCACTTTGCCGCCTGTGCACACGTAGGCGCGGGTGCCCCCGCCCGAGCTTCGGCCCGCGATCAGCGTCTGGCGAGGATTGCTGCCTACGCAGTTGGGGTGGCCGCACAGGTAGAGACCGCTGCCCAGCCAGCGTGGGGCCGGGCCCGGCCCCACGCGGCGCTGTGGGTTGGTCAGGATGGCCGCCACGGCTTCCCACGTCGCGCGCTCCAGGATCGGCGGGTGGTCCTCGTCGACACCCTCGATCAGGACACCCTCAAGAATCAACCCGTCGTAGACCGACAGGCCGGCGTTGCGGGGACGTAGCAGGACGTCCCGCAAGCTGCTACTCGTCCACGTCCCACCGGTCACGGTCGCCACGTTGCGCCGGCGCAGGTCGGCGGCCAGCTCCCGCAACGACACACCCGCTAGAAGCGACTCGGCGGCGTGCTTGATCTCGGCGACCTCTGCCGGGACCTGCCGCGTGACGTCGAACTCGGGGAACCCGCGCGGCGTCTTCAGCCCCGTCGGCACTCCGAACCCGAAAGGGCGGCGCCCGCCTCCCCAGTAGCCCTTCTCCGCCTGGTCGATCCGGCGGAGAATCACCCTGCGGCGGGTGTCCCGCGACGCAAGGTTGGCGTAGTTGACCATGTTCCGGGCCATGGTCACTTCAGCGTCGGAGGACAGCTTCAGTGACCCCGACACCGACTCGACCGGGATCCGAGGCATCCGAGACTCGACGACGTCGATCAGGTCCTCAAGATCGCGGGGGTCGCGCATGGATCGGTCGAGCGCGATGACCAGTAGACCGTCCTGAGCGCCGGAGGCCAGATCGTCCAGCACGGCCTGCCAGTCGGGGCGGACCGTCCGCAGCGCGTAGCGGCCGTTCGGCTGGAGCACCTTCTTCCGCTTGAACTCGGACACGTCGTTCTCGGTACGGATCTTGTCGATGATCCAGCCGATCCGGTCGGCGTACTCCAGGCCGTTCGTGATCTGGAGGTTCACACCCTCCGTGTCAGTGATCCGCTGCCCGGTCTCATCCATGTAGTCCCGGGCATCGGAGATCCGCACACACAGCGTCGCCTTCTTCGGCTTCTGCACCTCCTCCAACACGCGCAGCCGTGGCCGCCGCTGCACGTCCGCAGCGGTCAGCGTCCGCCCGGACACCCTCGAACTCAGCCTTGGCATGACTCCCCCTCCGTGGCCACGGCCACCGCCGGCTCAGTGACCATGGCCATGGTCATGTCCGTGGCCACGACACGCAGCGCCGTGGCCATCGACCCGCCCGACCCCCGGATCGAATCCACGTGGCCACGGATCGTGGCCACGTAGCGGCCACCGAGGTACACCTCGATCTCCATGGGCAAACCGGCCATCACCTGATAGCGCTTCACCAGCGACCCCCGCTCAGCAGGTTCCGCCGGGTGTTGCACGGCCAGCTCTGCCCGCACTCGCAGTAGTCGAAGCGGTGGTCGGTCGCCCGGTGGCGCCGGTCGCAGTACCACAGCTTCAGCCGGCGCCAGCGGTTGGCGGCGGGCTGGGCGAAGTCCATCTCGGCCATGCAGTCCGCGCACCGGAACCGGCGCCACGGGGCGTCGGTGTGCGCGGACTGCACCGGGCCACGCGCCACCAGCCGCGCGCCGCCGCAGTACCGACAGGTCATGACTGCTCCTCGGCGAGGACGGTGAAGGTGCCGCCGGACTGGAAGCCGCAGAAGATGTTGCCGGTACCTTTTTCAAGATCGACAACGACCTCGACGGCGCTGGACAGCAGTCGGTGGTTCACCGCCCGGTACACCTTCTCGGCCAGCTGGTCGGCGGTCTCGGCCTCGACGACCACAGGCGGCACGTCGTGGTGCCGCCCAACCCGCTCGAACTCACAGCGCCACCTGGTCACCGCTTCACCTCGTGGCGCTCGAAGATCGGTTCGACGTTGAGCCGGTTGCAGACGTCGGACCAGTCGATGTCGCGGGCGTTGTCGGCCTGGTCGAGCGTGGCGTACACCTGCCCGTTGGCGCAGAGGCTGATGCCGTCGGGCAGCTCGCAGTTGATCAGCGAGATGAAGTCGGCGCGCACGGCGTCCATGTCGTAGTCGTCAGCGAAGTCACCCGCGTACCCAGAGAGGTCGAGCTGGTGCGGTGAGAGTTCAACGATGAACGTCGTGCAACTCGGGTCCAGCCCGGACCGGCCGCTGTCGGTCATCGGGATCCCGCGATCGCGTCGATCCGACGTCGGCGCGCGGCCACCAGGATCCGGATCCTCCGCTGTCGATGCGGCAGCCAAGCGGCCTTCCTCTGGCGCCGCTGGGCGCGCCGGATGATCCGGTGCAGGTCGGTGAGCGACAGGTCGCACACCGGCGTGTTGTAGAGCAAATCGAATTCGGCCGGTTTCCCCTGGTCAGGGGCTTGGGAGTTCGTCATAGCCGGAGATAGTACGTTAACTCGGGTTTCGGGTTGCCGGAGCCCCAGATAAAGCACCTATTAGGAGCAGTGTCTCCCCAGGTCAGGGGCGTTCCGCCCGCTGCCGCAGTCATAGCGAGGCCCCCACCCAGGAAGCTTGGAGCACCGGGTGGGGGCCTCAATTCGTCAGACTACCGCCCCTCACCAGGCCCGGGGCCGCCAGCTCGGCGGGTCGTAGACCGTCGCGGCTTGTTCGATGGAGCCGGGTGGAAGGTTGCCGTACAACTCGATCAGCAGCTTCCCGGTCCTCATCATCAAGTCGTCAGCTGGGCCGGGGCTGGGGCCGGTGATCGTCTGCGACGCGCCGCACCCGCAGCGGGACACCTCGGTCACGCGGCCCTCGGCGTCGGTGCTGGTCTCGACCGGAACGAACACGTGCGTGCCGCCGGTCACGGAGCAGTCACTCATGAGCCTGCACCTTGATCAGGCTCGGGCTGCTCGCGGTAGTCCACGTGCGGCACTCCGGCGAGGACCATCTCGCCGCAGTACGGGCAGTGGTACTGCCCCATCGGGGCCCCCACGAGTTGCTGGGGATCCCACGGCCACGGGCAGCGTTCGCCGTCGGAGGTGAGCGGTGCCTCGATGTCCAGGCGCACGGACAGGTCGATGCCTACGGCGTCCTTGGGCTCGATCTCGTGCCACTTCACAGGTGTCCATCCTCAGGTCGAGCCTCGTGGTAGCGAAGGTCGTCGAAGTCGTCTGGGATGCACTCGGTCCCGTCGTGGTGGAACACCTTGACGATCTTGTGGGTGGGCCGCCCGCAGCGGACGAGCCGGATCACCAGGTCGGCGATGGGTACCCAGACGGTGAGTGCGATGCCGGCCCAGACTTGCCACCCCGCCACGGGAGTCCCCGCGCCCCAGGAGCCGACAGCACAGCCGAGGAACCATGCGAAGCCGGCTCGCAGTGACCAGGGTTCGATGTCGGACCACTCGGGCCACTTCACGACTCCACCACGGGGGGCAGCTGCTCTTGCAGCTGGGCGGCGATGGACTCCTCGGTGTCGCCGCCCAGCAGGACCACGGTGATGGCGGGCAGTCGGGGGTCGACGTGATCGGCGCGGACCATGATCGGTTGGTCCTCGCCGAGTCGCTTTCTGTTCTCGGCGGACAGTCCCAGGAACAGCACGGGGGTGCCGTCCTTGCCGCACCCGGTTGCTTTGATCATCCGCCCATCAGATCCTTGAACGTCTTCTGGCCTTCGGGGCTCTTGGCCCAGGCTTCGGACTCTGCCACGGTGCCGTCGAACTCGCCGTTGATCACTGCCCTCGCTACTTCGTTGACGCGGGCTTCGTTGACCATGGGTGAGGCGCGGGCCCAGCGGTGGAGGTCGTTGAGGAGGCGGTGTTGGGGCATGCCGTCGTCGATCTCGGGCGGGCAGGCGAAGTCGTCGTAGTGGTAGGCGCGGGCGTTGGTGGCTAGCTCGTCGGCGTGCATGGCGGTGAGCACGCGGGCGAGGTACTCGTTGCTGCGCTCGCCTTCGCGGCGGGTCTCCCACCAGTGTTCGTCGGTCATGATCGTTCCTTCGGGAGTTGGGGAGGTGTGGCCACGGCCATGGTCTCATCGTGGCCACGCAGTTGCGTGGCCAGGTTGCACAGCTGCGCGGGTTGGCCACGCAGTTGCGTGGCCATGTGGACCGGTTGGCCGTGGCCAAGATCGAGTGGCCACGTGGCCGTTGATCTTGGCCACGGCCATCACTGGTTGGGCACCCATCGGGTCGCTCGACACCAGCACAGCTGCCCCTTCCACTGAGCGCGGGCGAGGCAGCACACCCGGCCGTCATCTATCCAGTCGTGCCCGCCGTGCCAGTCCGGTCTGCTCATGTGCTCGACGCCGACCAGGATCCGTCCGCACGGGCACGGCTGCGCCGGGTCGGTCATCGCCTCAACACGCCCCGGAACCACCAGAGCTGAATGACGTCCACGATGGCGCCCGGCCACATGCGCTTCACCTCGCCGCGCTTGACGGCGACTCGCCGGGCAGCGAGCAGAACCTTCGTAAGGTGGATCATTTCTTGCGTCCCATCCGCTCGAACGCAGCCCGGTCGCTGACCATGAGATGGGCGCAGATGACGCACAACGTCAGGGTCGGTAGGTCGAGGTCGAGTGACCACCGGCGGACGTCTTTCGCCGTTCCACAGTTGGTGCACAGCACCGGCTCGTCGGTCATGGTCGGCGGCTCACTCATGCTTGCCACCGGGCGCGCAGCCACGCGCGGAAATCCGGCAGCACCTCGTTCCCGAAGAATGGATCTAGTGGCGTGCTTCGGATCGCCTCGGCGGCATCGTGGTCGAACTGCGACAGGGCATTGAAGTACGCCTGGCCGAGCAGCTGCTGCGGGTGCGCTTTCCGGTACTCGACGGCGACCCGCAGGAACTCCTGGTAGCGGTCGGCGCTCATCGCGGCACAAGTTCCAGCGCGCGGGCCAGCTCGTCGTCGAGCTGCGCGCCCACACCTTCGGCGTCGGCGGCCTCGCGCAGTGTCGGGAGCCCGGCGTCGATGGAGGCGAGTACTTCGTCGCGGGTGGCGGCCCGGCCGTGGGCGTACCAGCGGGTGGCGGTGGGGTCGCCGATGCCGAAGAGTGCCCCGCCGTCGGGTGCCTTGAACGGTGCCCACGTCTTGGAGGACCAGACGAGCGCGACTCCAGGGTTGCGCATGATCATGACCCCGGGAGGTTCGACGCGTCCCATCTCGACCAGCCCGCGTTCGCGGCGGACCATGTTCGGGTTGGCCAGGAACGGGCAGGCCTGCGCGGCGTAGATCGCGCAGTCGAGGTGTGACGGGGGTTCGGCGCTGACCCGGTTGACGGCGCACATCGGCCCGATGACGAACGCGGCGTGCCGGCCACGCGGCGTGCCGCAGATCCAGCACCAGCCGAATTGGTAGGCGTCGACGATGCCGTCGCGTCGGATGACCCGGAAGTCCGGTACCCCGGCCTCGATGTGGACGAACCACGGGATCGGGCGCCCATGCTTATCGAGGGGCAGCTGCCCGATCCTGGACGGCGGGATGGGGTGGGGGACGGTCATCGGGGTCTCCAGAGATGAGAGCGGCCCCCGTCGCAACGCGCGGCGGGGGCCTATTCCTAGCAGGGGATGACGAACCCGGGCACCCAGCCCAGGCCTTCGCAGGTTTCGCATTTGCGGGGTTCGTGCTCGGTGCCGAGCCAGCCGTCGGTGTCGGCCCGGCACCTCGGTTGGCACCACATCGTGGCGCCCTGGCATTCCTCGCATCGGGTGCGGCTGACCCGGACGAGCATCACCGGTCTATGCCTGGCTTTTTCCGCCGGCTCGCGTGCGGCGCCGGCAGCACGGTCCGTTCCCGGATGAGCGCCATGACGACGAACAGGATGGCCGGGACCGCCACGCAGGCCGCGTAGACCAGGTGTAGGTAGCCGCCTTCGAACAGGAGACCGACCGCCACGACGATCAGCGGGATGGTGAGGATCAGGGTGGCGAAGGTGCCGATGTGCTCGATTCGGATGTCCTGGTCCATGGACCGCTTGCGGCCGGGCAACTGCTCGGTGGAGGTCATCGCGGTTCTTCCGTTCGCAGGATCATGTTGCAGCCGTTGCAGCGGTGGTGGTACCCGGTCCTGCCGTCGTGGTCGTAGGGCTCGGCGTAGGTGCCCGTGTTGTGTGGGCAGTCGCGGGGCGGCAGGGGCTTGGGCATGCGGTTCCTTCAGTGGGAGTTGACGTACCAGGCTAGCCAGAGAAACAAGCCCGCGGCGACATGGGCGCCGATGAGGGCGAAGAAGTTGACCCAGACCCCCTCGAACACGGCGGGCGGCGGATTGGGCTGGAGATGGGTTTCCTCGGTGGTTGTCATGGGCGGTCGGCGGGTATGCCACCGAGCGAGGCGGGATCGTGGTCGAGCCCGCGCGCGGTCACGTACGGCGGCGAACTCATCTGTGTCTCCTAGGTGATCAGTCGCAGGATCCGGATTAGGCGGTGGTGTGGTGGGAGTGGTGGGTCGGCGATCTCGACGCAGTGTGGACAGCGGGGACCACACGGGGCGGCCAGTGAGCGTGGGAGTACTCGCTCGCCGCAGATGGCGGAGTAGACACCCTCGCGGTGGCCGGTACTCGCTTCGTCGTCCCCGATGCCGTGCTCTAGCCGATCGTTGCAGCTGGTGATCCACAGGAAGTCGGAGACGCTCATGGCTGGGCGTCCGGCGCGACGACGACTGGGTGTTCGGTGCCGGCCCAGCAGTACCCGATGGTCTCCCATTTTTCGGGTGGGGTGATCTCGTGGTGCGACGCGGCGGCGCCTCTGGTGTGCCAGCCGCCGATCACACGGACCTTTCGCAGCACGGCAGGGTCCTGTTGATAAAGGACGACTACGGTGTTGACCTGCGAGGGCGGCTCTGGGTCGCGTGATGGGATCCAGGAGGGGCGGTCAGTGGGTGTGGCGAGTGTTAGGTGGCAGTCGCAGCGCTGGCGCTTGGTCCCCGACATTGTGCGGTTCCTCCCCGAACGTGTGCGGCTTAGGTGCGCACGCGTTACCGGAGGACCACTATCCGCGCCCTTGCTAAAAAGTACAAGACGTAGTGAGGATGCGGGGCATGAACATGGATAACGAAGAGACGCTCGACGAGGTCATCGCGGCGTACCTGCCCGAGCGGAGCGACAACGAACTGGACGACCTCATTGCGGCGTTCCGTGGCTCGAAGGAGCTGCGCAGACTGAACTCGCGGCGGGGCGCGCGGCTGATCGAGGCGATGAAGGGGCGGCTCACGTGGGAGCAGATGAAGGATCGGACTCAGACCGAGGTCAGCACGTTGCGCAGCTGGTACAGGCAGCTGCCGGATGTAACACCTGTAACGCCGGAAGACACGCAAGACGCATAAGCCCATTGTGTAGTCCGTTGTTGCCACTCACCCTCAGGAGTGATCTCTCAGCTCCCAATGGCTTAACTCACCCTAACTTGGAAATTTCTGTAACACCCGCAACACAAGGATCGTTACAGTTCGCGGACTCCCAGTCACCACGCGAGCTAAAGAGGGCACTCAATTGGGTCAGCACGTCGCGGCGCTGATCAAGCGCCTCAACCCCGATGTCCCTGTTCGGCAGCTTGAACGCGAGGCCGGCCTACGCGAGGGCCAGATCGCCCGATTCAGGAAGCCCAGCGAGGTCCTCGAACGCGTCCCACCGGCGGCGACGCTCGCCGTGCTCGCCAAGGCATGTCGTTGCGATCCGCACTCGCTTTTCGTGGCGTTCTGCCGCGACACCGGCATGCCGATCGAACCGCCTCAGCTGACCGACGACGAAGACGAATTAGTACACCTCTTTCGGCGGCTGAACGAGCGCGCCCGGAAGATGTTCCTCGGCGCGGTGCGAGGACTCGTCGCCGCGTTCGAGGTGGAGATGCGCCGACAGGACTAGACAGGCCTAGACAGCCGTGGCTCGCTAAGAGGCCGTTGATCCACCTGACAAATCGAGCAGGTGGGTGCACACTGACGCGTCTGGGGCGCACACCTGGCCCCACAGAACGGCGCCGAGCTACGCCTGGACCCCCGCGCAGCGCGACGAGCATGTCGCAGCCGTGCGAGCAGGGAGACCGATGTCGAGCGACCCGAACCTACCATTCACTCACAGGGAATTCACAACTTCGCCCCTGAGGCCTCTCAGATTTGCATTGGGGGATGCAGATTCGCCTGAGGCGGTGCGTCTCATCGTCCGGCAGGGTGTGCCGGTCGCGGCGCTGCGGCCGGGGTGGCTGCTCATCGAACCGTGGTTCCCGAGCTTGCTGAATCAGCTTCTCGGCGTCGACTACGTCATCGACGACGAATAACGAAACGCGTGCGTGTGGGTGTGTTCGCGTCCGTCTCCGTGCGGTTGACACGCACGGACGTGTGACCTGATTGCACATCTGGTCGGAATTGGGGCTAAAGTCACGCGTGCGCTTGTGACTAGGCGCACAACGCTGAGAGAACTACTCCCGAAGCTGAGGATTTGAGTGTCCGACGACTGCGAGTGCGGCTCCCACGGGGACCGCACTACTCCCGCGCAGGCTCTGCGAACCTTCCGGACCACCGACATCATCGACGACTGGACAGCCAGCGCCGCATCCGAGGACCCGTCCCGGATGTTCGACTCCCTGGCCCTGCTGCACCATCACCTGCACCAGTCCCCCTGCTCCGCCCAGGTCACCACGATCCGCATGACCGATCTGGTGACCGCTCTCGCTCGCCGGTGCGCGGCGCTACTCCCCAAGCGCTTCAACGACCTGGCCGCCTGGATCGTCGAGGACGGCCAGACCGGTGAACTCGTGGACATCGACCACACCGACCCCGAGGCACGTCTCGCGGTGCGGTTGGAGATGGCCTACGCCCGATCCGACGAGGTGCTCGCCCGGGACCTACTCCTGGGCTACCTCCGCGCCGTGCCCCCAGGGCTGGTCAACGACCAGCTCGGCGCGATCTTCATGTGCCTCACCCAGAACTACCAGTGGGCGGTTCGCCATCAGCACCGCGATGACGAACGCCGGAAAGGCGCCGCCGCCGTGACGAGAATCAAAGAGGACCCGCCCCGGACCCGCCGGGTCTTGCTCATCGTCACGTCTGTGCTGTCCCTGCCCGTGATAACGGTGCGACGGCTCGCGGACAAGGCCACCGGGAAACCCGCTGGGAAGCACACCGGGAAATGAGAGAAGGAGCGCAGTCCCTATGCCCAAGAACCTTCAGCGCGTCGAGCGGGTCCACCCCCCGGCTTTACTGCCATGAGCAGCGGGGATCCAGCGACTAACGGGGTTCCTCAACCGCGTGGTCAGGCGACGTCTTGGGGAGTGCACGCAGCCAGAAGATCACTGTCCGGCAAGGTCATCGTTGCACCGACCGAGGCGTTGTGGTCAAGCGAAGCCCAGGCCTTGAAGGACGCTTACGAGACCTCTCAAGATGAGGGCGTGCTCGGGGCCGGCGTGACCCGTTACGGTGTCGATGCTCGTACCCACTCCAGGGTCGCGCTCTACAAAGACGGGGTGAGGCAGCAGCTGCCGTATGTCACGGACGACCGTGAGTACGTGCTCGGATGATCACGAGAGGTGAACCCATGAGCAGGCGTAACGCGAGCCCCGTGCAAGGCGACCAACTGATGACCGCCGCCGAGATCGCCGCGCTGTTCCGGTGCTCGAAGATGACTGTCTATCGGATGATCAATAGCGGAGATCTCCCGGCCGTCCGAATTGGACGGTCCTTCCGTGTCTACCGCAGCACCGTCCAGCAACACCTCAGGAACTCAGCCGCAATACCCCCACAGAGAAAGAGTGAAGGATGACGACGACAGAAACTCCCGTCACGAACATCAGGTCGAAGTCGATCCAAGGCGAGCAGGAGGTCGAGGCTGTCTCCCGCTATCGGCGGATGGACCAAGAGGACGTCGAGTACGTCATCACCCAGATCCCCGACGACTGCATCAACTGCCGCGCCGGCCATCACCGATTCCCGGTGATCCGCCCCCGCGATGGTGTCACGTTCGCGGGCAAGAACAGGAAGGGGCAGCGGATCCAACGGACCCGCTGCCTCGACTGCAAGCTCGTCGACCGGCTCACCGTGTGGGAGGGCGAGATTGCGATTAGGAAGGGCGTCGAGGAGACCCGGTGGTACCCGGTCGATAGCCGCCTTGATTACAACGTGCGCGGCCCGAACGGCGAGCAGTACCTACTGCAAGACAAGGGCCTTGGGCGAATGGCACCACGTCAGGTCCAAGGCGCGCTCATGACCCAAGCGCTGGCCGGGCTGACGTTCGCCGATGTGATCGAAGCCGGGGATGGCGTGGTCTTGAAGGCGAAGCCGGCTCGCCGTCGCTCCACCCGCAAGGCAGGCTGAGCCATGGTCGAAGTGCTGATGTGGAGGGACGACACCAACGGCAAGCTCGGCGCCGAGCCCTGCCACTTCGCGTGGCGGGGGTGCGTGGTCGACATCGACCTCACCCTCGAAAACCAGGAGAGGCTCCTGGACTTCCTCGCCCCGTTCATCAGGGCCGGGCGGATCACGTCCAAGCCTGGCACGGTGCCGTCGGAGGTCCGGGCCATCCTCAACGGCGACACCGTGCCCGCGGTCGAGTCCCGCGCGGCCCGGGACGACGAGGACTTCATCGTCGTCGTCGACGAGGACGACCCTGTTGTCGCCAAGGCCGAGTACACGGTGGTGAACAAGGCTCCGGCCAAGGGGGACGACAGGCAGGAGGCCGACAAGTCTCACACCCCCAAGCAACGCGCCGCGATCCGCGAGTGGATCAAGGTGAACCGGATCCCGAACATTCCGGCGAAGGGGCGAAAACCGCAGGATGTGTGGGAGGCGTACCTGGCCAACGACTTGTCGCTCCTCTCGAACGAGCACAAGCCGCGGATCGTCCGGGCGGCGATCGAGAGGGCGAGCTAGCGGCGCGGGACGCTAGGCCAATCAGGTAGAACTGTAACAAATAGCAGGTCAGGCCGTTGAACTGTAACGTTCAGCGGCCTTACTCTCGTCGGTGTTGTGCAAAGGAGGTGCGCAGTTATGCGGAGCACCCGCAAGCCATGCGCCAGGCAAGGGTGCTCGAACTACCTACAGCCCGACGCGGCCACCCAAGCCCGGTACTGCTCTCCCGCGTGCCGGATGAAGGTCTACCGGGCGAACAAGAAAAAGAAGGATCATGGCTAATTTCGGCCCGCCCTGCTGGAACCACCGGTGCGTACTCAGATATTGCGACGGCGTGCACCACGCCGACCAATCTCTTCACACCTGGATGGAAGGAAAGGGCTGGGTTTTCAACTCAGACACCCGCAACTACGAACCACCCGCACACGAAACAGACGTGGACCCGCGCAACACGAGCCCACGCCTGTAACGCCAGACCGCAACCTGGCGATCTCGCCCACGAGCCGCCACGAAACCGGCTCGTTCCCTCGCTCTAACACGAGAATTGGAACATATCCCATGTCCGAGCCCACCGGCCAGACACCCCCGCCCAGCTCTCAGGTTCCGCCTGTGGCGCCGGCCCCCTTCTACCGCCCGTCCGACTACCAGCAGCAGCAGCAGTGGATGCCGGCACCCCCGCCGGGATACCTGCCGCAGCCGCGCAACGGCTACGGGGTCACCGCCCTGGTGCTCGCCATCGTCGGGCTGGTGTTCTCGCTGGTGCCGCTGACCGGGTTCATCGCCCTGATCTGCGGTGGCCTCGCCGTCCTATTCGCGCTCCTCGGCCTGGGCCGGGTCCGGCGCGGCCAGGCCGACAACAAGCGCCTCACGATCACCGGCCTGGTACTGGGTGCGCTCGCCCTCGTGATCGGGTTCATCGGGGTCATCATCGTCTTCACGGCCACCAACAAGCTGGCCACCGACCTGAGCAAGATCGGTCACACGTCCTCGGCGCCCAGCGTCACCTACTCGCAGCCGGTCCAGACCGTCGCGTCCACCGTTCCGGCACAGGGCGTCGCCCCGAGGGTGGTCAACGCCAAGACGATCGGCGACGACTACGAGGCGAACAAGATCGCGGCCGAGCGCAAGTGGAACGGCCAGTTCGTGCAGTTCACCAGCGAGGTCGGCAACATCAGCGACGGCTTCGGCGGCCCGAGCGTGTCCTTCACTAAGGTCACCAGCAAGTTCTCGTTCACGCAGATCGTCTGCCGCGTCGCCGACGAGAACCAGCTGGTCTCGATCTCCAAGGGTCGCGCAGCCACCGTGCGCGGTGTGATCGACGGCGACCAGACGTTCGGCGTGATCAGCCTGAAGGACTGCGAGGTCGTGGGTTGATCGACGCGATGATCCTGACGATGTACCTCGCGGGTGTCGTCGACACCGGCGGGGTCCACGTCGGACCGATTTACTCGATGGACTTCGGCGACATCGTGATCATGGTTGGTCTCGGGCTGATCGCCGGCATCATCATCGGCACGCTCGTGACCGACACCCTGCGAGACAAGCACCGGAAATAGAAAACGCGCCCCCACCTACCCGAAGTAGGTGGGGGCGCTCATCACTTCACGACACGAAGAGAAGACTGATCATGCCTGACCAGGACTACCGGATCCACTCCGACCCCCGCGAATCCGTCGGCGGGTTCATGTGCCCGCCCGGACACCCCAACCACACCTACAGCGTGCACTCCTACCCGAGCGCCCGCGCCCGCAACGCGGACGGCTACTACTCCCTCGACTCGATCCTCGACGCCGACTGGGTGCCCGCCCGGGTGCGCGCACAGGCCCAGCGGATCATGGACGCCGCCGAGCTGGTCTGCTCCGAGCTGTGGGTGCGCCACGTCTACGGCTACTTCCGGAACATGTACCTGTCCGAGACGGGATCCCGCGACGTCTCGGACCTGGTAACCGACCCGGCCAACGCGCTGCCGGCCGGCCGGCACGCCGCCGTCGCGCTGGTGCGCCAGTACTTCCCCGACCACCAGCCCCGCGTCGACCTGATCGCCGACCCGCGCTACGGCTACGGCTCCTACGAGTGCGTGAAGTGCGGCGTGGCCGTGCAGTACGACGCGAGCATTGACGCGCTCGCCCCATACGACACCCGCAACGCCACCTGCACCAGCGGCGGCGGCGGCCGGCACGAATGGCCAGCGAAGGAGACCGCCAATGACGCAACGTCCTGATCACCCCGACTTCTGGCGGCTGGCGGAGCTGGTGAACCGGCTCGACGAGCAGTCCGAGAGCAAGGAGCGGGAGTTCGGCGCGGTGGTCGCCGAGGTGGTCGACCCGAAGTCGCTGGGCTACGTCGCGCTGCAACGGGCCATGCGGATCCTGGGCATCACCACCCAGAGCCAGCTCAACCGGCAGATCGAGCAGGCGACACAGCTCGCGGCGGCCTACCACGAGGCGTTCGTGGTCGGCTGCCGATTCGAGGCGAAGCGGAGGCTCAGTTGACCGCTCTCGTCGCCGCCATCCGGGCATACAGGGAACGGCAGCGGGTGGCCGGCGTCGCCCGGCGCCGGCAGCAGGGCATCGCGGAGGTCAGGGCCTACCTACGGCTGATGGCCGCCGCGCAACCCCAGGCACCCGCCGACCAGTTCGGCACCTGCCCCAACCCGGCCTGCGACATGGACGGCTACCACCTGATCGTCAGCACCAACGACATGATCACCACTCGAGCCTGCGTGTTCTGCATGCACCACTGGACCACCGACCACCGACCGAAGGAGCCCGGCGATGAGCGTCGAGATCACATTCATGGGCGAGCCCACCTTCACGGAGGTGTGGGTGCGCAACCCCGACGATCCGGCCATGGTCGCCAAGTTCAGCCGCCAGGTCTGGGAGCAGTTCATCGACGCCGTCGGCCTGGACGCCTTCACCTACCGGGGGGACGGCTGGATCGCCCCCGACCCAGAACTGCTGGAAACCTTCCAGGTCACGAGAGGAACTGACATGGCCACGCGCACCCGCACCGAGGAAATCAGCACCGACTACTGGGCGGTCTACCGCGCCGGCTACCTCGGCGATGACGCCATCGGGCACGTCCTCGGTGACGGTCCACCTACCACCCGCTACAAGGCGATCAGCATCAACCACCAGGCCACCAACCCCGACGCAGCCCCGGGCGGGTACTTCGACACCCTGGAAGCCGCGGCCGAGTCGTTCGTGACCAAGCCATGATCTACAGCGGGATGGTCACCGTCGAGATCGAGATGTTCGTCGAGGACATCGAAGCCCCCGACCCCATCGAGGCACAGCGACTCCTCCGCAAGACAGCCGAGGACGAGGTCGCCCGCAACGACATGCTCACCGTCCGCACCTCCAGCGTCGCTCAGCTCCACCACCACGTCTGAGCGCACAAAAAAGCCGAGGCGTCCGCACCTCCCGATGGGGGGGAGGTGCGGACGCCTCTTCTATGTCCGGCCGCAGCGGGGGCGCGTGCGGGGGGCCCCGGACAAGTCAGCCGACCGAGGTGCAGACCCGGTTGGTGTGTCGGTGCCGCTTCGCTGGTTCGACGGTGAACGCGACACCCCAGCCCTTGCCGGCGGTGGTGGCGCTGGTGTTCGGCTTGTTGCAGTCGTTCGAGATCAACCCAGCCGCGCCGACGGCTGACTTGGCTGGGATCACCTGGTTGTAGCCGGACATCGGCACGATCGCCCAGTCGTGCGCCCAGGCCGGTTCGTTCTCCGCCGCCATTGGCGGCCCGGACCCGGAGGCGGGGGTGACGGTGGTGAGCGTCAGCTGGCCGGCTTCAGCCCAAGTCAGCGCGTCGGAGCCGCCGGTGACCACGGGGACCGTGGTGGTGGTCGCGTTGGTCTCGTGATAGACGCAGGCCACCGCGAGCGCGCCGGGTTTCGGGGTGCCGGGGGTCGCCCCGGTGGGCCCGAGCGTGGTGGTGCTGGTCGCGGCGGCGAAGGTGATGCCGACCTCGGTGGTGTTGTTGTCGTCCGGGTTCGCCGGGTCCAGCCCGGCCGGCAGCTGGTCGAGCAACTCCTCGATCAGCGTGGACAGCTTCGCCCCGGAGCACTTCCCGACCTGCGCGGTCATCGTGTCCGTGGTGGTGTTGCCAACGCCGTAGGTGACCGTGGGCGCGGCGTCCCCAGACACCCAGGGTTTCGCCCAGAGCATCCACCGCACCGAATGGCATTGAAGGTTTGGGCCGCCCGGGTAGGCGCCCTTCTGCGTCCCGGTGGCCAATACCAGCATCCGGGTACTGATCAACTTGTCCCAGCCGGTGGTGGTGATGTTCGGCGATGACGGCGCGCTGTTGGGGCTTGGCACCGACACCGTGCCGAGCGTGGTCGCGCTGTTGATGCCACGACTGGACCGGAGGAGGCAGATCATCATGTCGTTGGCGGCGAGACCGGTAGGCAGCGCCGGGTTGAGAGTGATGCCGGCTTGCGCGACGGACTGCCGGCCCGTCACCCCTGCACCCCAGACAACCCCGGAGGTGGTGTCCTCCACCCGGGCCCCCACGACCGGGGCGACGGGCGCGGTCTCGCTCGGGTGAGTGGTCTTGAAGACGCGCCAGGTCGCCTGCCCGTACTCGTTGCGGTCGGTCTCCACACCGTCGCCGCCGTCCGAGCCGGTCCACTTGGTCTGCAAGTACATGCCAGATTTGAAGTAGGAGCCGCTCGCGCCGGTGACGAACATCGGCGACATGCCGGAGTCCCAGGACTGGATCAGGACGCCGTTGCAGAACACCTGCCACCCGGCCACTGAGCCGGGGGCGATCAGGCCAGTACGGATCCACCCGCCGAGCCACTTCGGATTGCTGGCCAGCTGGGAGACGGTGCCGAAGTCGGCGACGAGGCGCGGGATCCCGGAGCTGCTGGAGCCGTTGCCGTCGTCGTCGATCCGCAACACCACCTCCATCTTGCCGGTGGTGGCGAAGTCGGAGCGCGGCTGCACGGCCAGCTCCAGCACGTCCCGGTTGGCGTCGTGGATCTGCCCGAATACGAAGCTCGGCTTGAACGGTGGTAGGCGCTCCGGGAGGACCAGGAAGTCGAGGCGGTGGTCCCCGGTGTTGCGGTTGAACGCGCGCAACGTCGTGCCATCGGTCGCCAACTCGCGCCACTCCGAACGCGGGTAGCCGTTGGCGGCGATGGGGTCCACGTCCACGTCTGAGCGCAGCGTGACACCCGCGCCGTCACCGGAGACGAACAAGATGTTGCTGATGCCGTTGCTGGACGCGAGGGTGGCCTGGCTGGCGGTGGTGATGCCGGCGCCGGTCGCGGTGCTGTAGTCCAGCTGGTAGTGCGGCCCGGTGCTCAGGCCAAAGCCGAGGATGTTGGCGATCGTGCCCACAGGTCAGCCTCCGATCACTGGAGCAGCTCGTAGCCGCCGTACAGCCAGCCGCTGGACCCGATGTACTGGGTGAAGATCACGATGGTTTTGCCGGACGGGACGCTGACCGCCACGCCGGTGCCGTTGTCGGTGGAGCCGGCGAACCCGGTCGGGGTGACCACGCGGGCGCCACCCGAGGCGGTGAGGATGTAGCGGTAGGGGGCGCCGACCGACCCGTTGCTCGGCGGGTTGACCGCCGCCGCCTGTGTGAGCGCGGTACACACGCCGACCTGGATCAGGCCGGACAGCGAGTTGCCGGTGAGCGAGGAAGTGTCGGCGATGGATTCCACGCGCTGCGACCACACCAGCCCATTCCCGTCCGCGCCTGCCGCGCCAGTCGAGCCAGTCGCACCCGTGGGGCCCACGAGGCTGGTCGCGGATCCCCACGCCCCGGCCGCTTTCGGGCCGTAGATGGTGTTCGCGGCGGTGTTGAGGTAGAAATCGCCGTCCACGCCGAGCCCACCCGAGGGCACGCCTGAGCCGTTGCGGACGGTCTTCCCGTCCGCACCAGCCGAGCCCGCGGAGCCGGTCGAGCCAGCCGCGCCGACGAGGTTGGTACCCGAGCCCCAGGTGCCGGACGTCTTCGGGCCGAAGATCTTGATCGCGCCCGGGGTGGTGTCGATGTAGAAGTCGCCGTCGGCCCCAAGCCCGCCCGACGGGGTGCCGGTGCCGTTGCGGACGGTCTTGCCGTCCGCCCCCGGGGAGCCGTCGTCGCCGTCCGCGCCGTCCGCACCGTCAGCGCCCGGAGTCCCCGCCAGCGAGACCCCGGTGTCTGTCCAGGCCATCAGACGTCCAGCCGGTAGAGATCGCCACTCACGGTGTCGATGTAGTAGTCACCGACCAGCTGCCCAGAGACCGTCCCAGGGGCGCCTGAGCCGTCCGTGATGCGCGTGCCCCGCGTACCGGTGGCACCAGTCGAGCCGGTGGACCCGGTGCTGCCAGTCGTGCCCTGAGGACCCACGTAGCTGGTCGCTGAGCCCCACGCGCCCGCCGCCTTCGGCCCGTAGACGTTCTTGTTCGTGGTGTCGATGTAGAAGTCACCATTGGCGCCCAGCCCACCCGACGGCACGCCCGCGCCGTTGAGCAGCGTCTTGCCGTCCGCGCCGGCCGAGCCGGCCGAGCCGGTGGATCCGGTCGAGCCCGTGGAGCCGGTCGGCCCAACCAGGCTGGTGGGACTCCCCCACGCGCCCGCCGCCTTCGGCCCGTAGATCGTCGAGGCGGACGTGTTGACGTAGAAGTCGCCGTCGACCCCGAGCCCGGAGGACGGGGTACCCGCGCCCGAGCGCACAGTCTTCCCGTCCGCGCCGGCCGAACCGTCCGTGCCGGGCTCGCCCTGGTCGCCCTTCTCGCCCTTGAACTCGACGCCGTCGCCCTCGATCGGGAAGCTGTCGCCGTCCCAGATGTAGAGGAGCCCGTCCTCGCGGTTCAGGTACGAGTGTCCGGCGTCGCCGGGCCCCAAGCCTGCCGCGATCGCGGCCAGGTCGGCGTAGGTGTCGACCGACCCCGAGATCTCGATGCCGGCGCCGTCAGCGCCCGCCGGACCGGTTGCGCCCGTCGGACCGGTTGAACCGGTCGCGCCGGTTGCGCCCGTATCACCCTGCTCGCCCTTCAGGACAAGCCCTGTGCTCTGCCACGCCATGGTTTGGTGTCTCCCTGCTATCGCAGCTGGTAGAGAAGGCCGGTGTCGACGTCCTGGTACATGTCACCGAGCGCGGCGCCGACGATGGTTCCGTTGGGTGGGCCGTGGCCGAAGAACCAGTCGACGACGGGGTTTGGGTCGCCGGTGGGGCCCGGTGGCCCCTGGTCTCCCGGGGCTCCAGCGACGGGCACCACGTGCACGGTGCCGGTCACCGGTGGCCCCATCACCAGGCGGCCGGGGAGGGTGGGGAATGGGCTAGACAACGCGAACCCTCCCCGTGTCCCAGAGAAGGTCCGCCTCGCCGAGCTCGTAGTGCAGCCGGACTCTGGTGGGCCGGACCGCGATGAGCGCCGCGACTTCGATCTCGTCGACGTACCAGCGCGCGATGTGGTTGTCGTCAGGGTCGATCTCCGCGCGCCACGCGACTATCGGGTTCACCTCGAACCGCAGCTCGATCCAGGCGTCCGGGTCGAACGGGTCGCCGTCGGACACGACCTCACCAGTGAAATCGGCGTCGGCCGGCAGGTTCACTCGGAATCCGATTGGCTGCGGCCCGAGGACAGGTGTGGTCATGCGCCGGGCTTCTTTCGGATCGAGTCCACGTAGGCGGTGAGGGCCTTCGCCCGCTCGTCATCCCACGGTGCGTGAGTGGAGACCGCGTCGAACCAGGCGATGACTCCGCGCAGAGTGGTGGGCTTTCCCTGATTCGGAATGTCACCTTCGCGGTCAACAGGGGTGTCGAGGATTGCGTCCGCGATTCGGCGTACATCGGCATCGGACACAGCCACGGCATCGTCCTCCTCAGTCGGTGACCCCACGATGAGCTTCTCCAGCGGCCACATAGCAACGTCGAGATCGACGGCGCCGGCGATGCCCGCGACCTGACCGGTCTGGGAATATTGGTGCATCGCAACACGCGGCGACAGATAACCGGGTTTCCCCGGCGGGCGCCCGTAATGCGCGATCCACAACACAATGTCGTCGTCCATCCACCCCTCGCCGAGATGGGTGTTGAAGAACGACGTACCCGTGTAGAGCATCACTTTCTTGCAGCCCGTTTTCAGGCGGAGCCGGGCGATGAAAGCATCCGCCCAACCCGACAGATTCCCCGCGCCCTCCTCCAGATCGAGGCACGGCGGGAGGTGCCCGGCGACCGCGCCGAGCCTGTTGATCTGCGCAGCGAAAGCATCCGCGTTCGCTGTCGGCGATTTCCCCACCCGCGCGTAGTGGTACAACCCGACCGCCAAACCAGCGGCGCGGGCCCCGGCATATTGGCTGCTCAGAGAGGGGTAGGACGACGAGTCGCCCTCGGAGGCCTTGATGTAGGCGAACCCGACGCCGGCCGCGGCGACCTTGCGCCAATCCGGCGAACCCTGCCAGCTGGCGACGTCGATCCCCGCGACCGGCTCAGACACGGCTCAGACGCTCGGTACGTCGGGAGTCGGGTCGTCCGGCACATCCGGGTCGTCCACCGGAGGGGTGGGGTTGTTGGGATCGGCCGCAATTGCGTCCAGCGCATCCGCCACAACACCCAGGCGCCGCAGCACCTCGGGAGAAGCGTCGGACGTGTTCGCCAGCTCATCCTTCAGCTGCCGCACCAGAATGCCCAGGTCGTTGGTCCGGGCGTCGATCCGGTCCAGCTTGTCAGTTGCCTCAGACAATTTGACTCCCATCTTTGTTAGTGCCAACTCAACCGCCGTGAGTGAGCGGTCGATGCGTGTGAACCGCCGGTCCAGATATCCCCGAGGGGCGAACAACCAGCGGAATAGGGAAGACGACGGCTTGTCCTCGCGCGAGTCGTCGTCTGCATAGTGGTGATTCACGGGCGCCCATTCCTTTGCGAGTAGTTACCCGACCAGGTCGTCAACTAGCGGCGTCACGAGTCCGCCCGGGTCGGGAGTCTCGGTGGGCACAGGTGGTTCCGGCGTCTCAGTGGGTGGGGACACGGCGTCCTGACCGGGCGGTCCCGCCGGGCCCGCCTCGCCCGGTGCACCGTCCGCACCGTTCGCACCCGCCGGCCCTGCTGGGCCACTGGGACCTGCTGCTCCGGCCGGTCCGGCTGGTCCGCTGGGTCCGGCGGGCCCCGCCGCGCCAGCAGGGCCTGACGGTCCCGCTGGCCCGGCCGCGCCCGCTGCCCCGGCAGGTCCGGCCGGACCCGATGGGCCGGCAGCTCCAGCTGGTCCTGAGGGCCCAGCAGGTCCCGCTAGCCCCGCCCGCCCGGCCGGGCCGGGAGGTCCGGCAGGCCCAGCTGGGCCACGTAGCCCGGCAGCGCCGGCCGGGCCTCGCAGCAGCTGCGGATTGGCGACAACCGGGATGGTTCTGGTCATCGCCGCCATGGCGCACAGCGGCCGGCCGTCCGTCGTCCGTGCCTCGGCGAGCAGTCGCCCCAAGTCGTCGCCCCGCGCGCACAGTGCCAGCAATGGATCAATGACCCGGCTCGTCTGCACCGCGACGTCCTCAGCCTGATCGACCGCGAGGTCGGCCCGGTCCTGCTGTTGGCTCATGGACCAGGTGATCCCGATGGCCCCGACGAACATCGCCGCGACGACCGCGCTGGTGAGGCTGGGGGCCCACCGGCCGTCTACGAATCGACGCATCAAGCTCATCGGCAGTCCCCCACGGTGAGCGGGTGCGCCGCCTGAATCGCGTCGACCTGGTTCAATGCGTCCAGGTAGGTGGCAAAGTCTCGTCTCTTGTCCGCCTCGGTGGCGTTCGCCTCGGACACGGCCAGCAGGAATTTCCGCAACGCCGCGTTGCCCAGCTTCGTGGCCTGCGATCGGGCGGCGAGGTCCTCGACGAACGCCTTGTTCTGCTGTGTCTGGCAGGCGGTGAAGCGCTGCAAGTCCTCGGCGGCGTGTCGCTGCGCGGTCGCCGATTGCCACGCCATGAGCGCGGTACCGATCGCCAATAGCAGGATGATGATCCCGAAGAATGTTCGCCCGGTGAAGAACCCGCTGTCGTCGTCGTCATGACCTACTCGCCAGCCAGGGCGGTCCGGGCGATCCGGCCGATCTGGGCGGTCCGGCCGGTCGGGGCGGTCCGCCCGATACGACCCGTCATCGGGGCGGTCCGGCCGGTCGGGGCGGTCCGGTCGGTCGGGTCTATCGGGGCGGCCGGGCCGCGCGGTCATGAGCCAGCACACTCCATATCCGGCGATGAATCCGATGAGTGAGGAAATGACGAAGGAGAGGATGTCTTGGGGAGTCACGGCGCGTCGTCTTTTCTTCCGTGCGGACCACCACCACTATCTTTGCGACTCAACGCCAGAGCACCACCCACAATGGCCATGAAAACGCCATTCAAAGTTACGTCGGGGTGATACTCGGGGACGATGAATTGCAATACGAAGTTGGCTGCCCAAATCACGGACACTAAAACGATGATCGCCGAGGCCAAGGGCCTAGGGAGCATATCTACCTGTCACGATCAGCCCTCGGAATTCGTTCGGGGAGTTATTGTTCAGAGGTCCTTGGAGGGAACGCCTTCGCGCGGGGGAAGACTGATCTCGGCGATGTCGTCCAGGCCGCCGCCGAGTAGCCGGCGGGCCAGCTCATCGGCGGTCTCGCGCTGCTGAGCCAGGGCCTCTCGGCGCGTAACCTGTTCGGCCTGCGTCGTCGCCTTGGTGGGGTCGGTCAGGTCGCGCGGGTTGAGCCCCTGCCGGCGGGCGCGCACCACGTTGCGGTGCCGGCGGACGAACTCCTGTTTGACCCGGATGTGCTCGCGGGACATCGGGGCGGTGCGCTTGATGAACTCCAGCGGGTCTTCCGTCCCGGAGTGGGCCAGCCCGAGCGCGTCATCGGCCAGCACCTTTGTCTCCGCGATGCCGGTCGTTCCGCGCAGCTTGCCGGCGCCGCGCTTCTTGCGCAGCCGGGTCACCCGCACCTTGCGCGCGTGCTCCACCGTGGGCGCGTTGTAGAGGTGATCGGGGTCCGCCAGTTCAGCGGCTACCGACTTGTCCGCGTGCTCGATGTCGCCGAACACCATCTCGAACACCTCGTCCCAGCCGCCTTCGGCGTTGACGTCGATGCCGTATTCCGCCGCGCGGGACTCGAAGATGTCGGCCGGCATGATGCTCGCGCGCACCCCGAAGATGCCTTTCTCGGCGTCGATGACGTACCGGGGGTCTTCGATGGTGACGACGTAGTGCGGGATGTTGCCGCCCATGAGCGACAACTCCGCATGCAGAATGTTGATGTCCACGGTTCAGTTCGCCGCCGTAACGGTCTGGGCCAGCTCCATGTCAATCACAAACGTCCAAACGAAAATGTCCATGACCTCTCCCGCGTGAATTCCCGGCCCGTCCAATGCGGTGTCGAAACCGATGGTGATTCGGTAGCCGGTGGTTGTTCGGTTGGCGGTGCGGACCGACCACGCCGGGTCGGTGGCGAATACGGTCATGCCGCACGACGCGACCGGGGCGTACGGCTTTGTCATGGTCTGGCTGATGTTGTAGTCCAGCGATCCGAGACCGCCGGTGCCGGTGCAGGTCACCCTGGTACTCATGACGAAGATCGCGTCGTTGACCGACGGGGCCCGGTAGTTGTTGAAGTAGCCTTTGATCTTGAGGCCCGAGTCGGGGTAGAAGTAGATCCCGGTCTCGCTGCCGTCGACCGACTTCAGCCCGAACACCGCGACCGACTCTTCGAGCTGCATCCGGCCACCACGGTTGACCGTGTCATCGCCACGGTCGGTGAGACCGGCGAAGACCGAGTCGGGGGTCATGATGATCCGGGGCTGGACGTTGACCTCGTCAGAGTCGATAGCCCGGAATTCGATGTTCACATCGTCTGGGTAGACGTCGCTCACGTACGAGAAAATGCGCCCGTAAGCGTTCTCGTTCAATTGCGGGAAGAACCGAATTTCGTTGCCCGGACCACTGATGACCACGCGGCGGCCGGAGGTGCCGGTCTCCAGGGTGGCGTCGGCGATGATGATGCCGGCCTGGAGGTGATCGGCCCGGATCGCGCCCGCGTCGATCTTCCCGGCGGTGACCGCGTTCGCGGCGAGCTTGTCGGACTGGATCGACAACGCCAGGATGTTCGCCGCGGTCACCGAGTCGGCCGCCAGGTGCCCGGCCTGGATCGCACCGACGGCGATGTTCTCCGCCTGGATTGCCTGCGCGGCGATGGCAATCGAGGTGACCGACGCGGCGGCCAGGTGCCCGACCCCGATGGCGTTGGCGATGATCTTGTCGCCGTCCACCGATCCGTCGGCGAGCTTGGTGACGTCGATCGACTCGCCCTGGATCTGGATGGTGCCCACCGACGCCGCCGCGAGCTTGGCCTGGGTGACCGCGTCGTCGGCGAGCTTCAGCTCGGTGATCGCCCCGTCGAGAATGTCCTGACCGACGACCATGGTCGGGGTCGCGGTCACGGCGGGGCTGGCATCGGACTCGGCGGTGTCGATCCCGACGCTGGTCAGCCACACCCGATACGGCTTGGGGTCGAGCCCGGCGATCACGTAGGACGAGTCGGTGGTGCCGATGATCGTGCCGGCGATCACGCCCTCGGTGATCGGGTCGCCGGTGCCGCCGGTGCCCTGCGACAGGTAGACGTTCAGGTGGCTGAAGCTGCGCGGCCAGGGCGGGTCCGTGCTGCCCTGCGACATCACCTTGATCGTCCCGAACCCGGCGGTCAGGATCGGCGGGTTCGGCACCTCCGGCGGGTCGAGCGCGATCGGTGAAGCGCCGCCAACGTAGGAGCCGTCATCCTGCTGCCCGATGACGTTTCTGACATTCCCATCGGCGTCGTAGATCACCAACGAGCCGGCCTCGATCGAGCTGAACCCCAGGGAAGCCGTGTTGTTCCCCATGTTGATCAGCTCGATCTGGCGCTGCATCTCGGCCACTTGGTTGGCCATCTGCGCGATCGCCCGCTGATCAGCCCCAGCGACGGGTTGGGTCACGTGATCACATCCGATTCACCGTCGCCGGAAGGGATCGCCGGGGTGGGCTGTGGGTCCGGCAGGGGCCGGCCGTAGGCGAACTGCTCGGCCCGCCGGGTGGTCCAGGTGACGGTGTTCTTCTGCGGCTCCCAGGTGTATGAGGTGATGCGGTGCCAGAATTCGATGTAACCGGCCCACGGGACAAAACCGGTTAGGAGGAGTTCGTCGCCGACCATGTACGAGCCCAGCGGGGCGTTCGGGTGCCAGTCCGACACCACGACCTGCCCGACGGTGATCGCCGCGCGGTGGCGCAGCAGCTCGTCCTGAGCTAGCAGGTTCGCGCCGGCCGGGGTGGTGAGAGTCCCGTCGGAGACCATGGCGAAGCGGCGGACCCGGTGCGGATCAGCCCCACCGGCGTAGCCCCGGATCGCGTCCCGGCCCTCGCCCGCGCCCCGCGACATGATCTGACTCGCGTAGCCCGACGCACCGCTGGACTCCTCCAGTGGAATCGCCGCGAGCATGTTCTCGTCCTGCGCGCACCGCAGCTCGTAGCGCTTGCGCCCGAGGCGCGGGTAGGCGAGTTCGATGCGCCGCTCGGTCACCGGGATGATCGCAATGTCGCCCGTAGTGGCCCACCGGACGACCTCGCGGTACTCGACCTTCGCTGTGCGCGCGAGGTTGTCGAACTCCTGGCCGCAGTCCGTATCGTTGAACCAGGCCAGCACGTAGGGCTGCTCTTCGGTCATCTTCGGGTGGAACCTGTAAATCGCGCCGTCGTTGTAGGTGACCATCAGGTCGGGGAACTCCGGCGCGTACGGCGCGGTCACCGTGTAGTCGTAGCTGTGCCCGGTGATGACGACTTCCTCGTCCTCTGCCAGCTCGCGGGTGGGCGGCTTCTCCTCGGTGCCCGGCTCCACCCATTGCAGGAACCCGTCCTCGTCGAGTTCCTGCACCGACGGGATGCCCAGCTGCATCCCGGACATCGTGTTGTCCAACGTCACGCCCAGGCGCGCGTCCGGGTAGGACTGGAGGTGGTTCCAGATCCGGCGCATGGCGTCACACACATCGGTCTGGATGAGGTTGTCCTCGCTCGCGTACCACATGCCCTGCGGGTAGCCGGAGAACCCCATCCCCTCGACGGTGTAGTCCTCGCCGTCGATCCGGGCCGGTTGCAGGATGACGGTGGCCAGCAGCTGCCCGTCCTGCTCGACGTGAATCCAGGTGGCGTAGGCGGTGATGCCCAGCTCACGCAGCGTCGGAGACTCCGGGTGCAACGTCGCGGTGAGCATCGTCGGCCCGGACAGCGTCCACGTGATCGACACGTCGATCAGCGGCAATTCGTAGGTCAAGAACCGGTGGGTCCTGATGTCCTGGCAGATGAACCGCAGCGGCGCCTGAGGGTTCGGCGGCGGCGGCGAGGTGAGCAGGTCGACGTCCGGCGGGGAGATGTCGTGGTCGCCCTGGATCAGGGCGTACGGGATCGACTTCAGGGTGGCCCCACTGAGCGACTCAGCGGTCGTCGACGCCACCCGTACCGCCGTACCAGGGTGCGTCGCGTGGGGTGCGGTGGTCAGCTCCCCGGCGTCGCGGAACGACTCCCCCGTGCTCACAGTCCCGGTCTCCGGAACCCCGACCGGAGGGCGGCCCGGGGGGCGCACGTTCCCGGTGGTCGTCTTCATCGTCTTGTGGGCCGCCGGCAACGACGACACCGGACCCACAGTGGTGGTGGTGTCGGCGTCCTTGACCTTGCTCGGATCCCACGCGATCTGGCTGACCCCGACCGTCGTGGTGGTGGTGCCAGTGCGGAACGGGATGTCGAACGCGTCGTGCACCGAGACGTCGGTGAACTCGACCCACCCCGGGCGCGTCGTCGGGTTCCGGTCGCCATCGCTGAGGTCCGACGCGGTGCCGCCGTAGTACAGCGTGCCCGTGTAGCTCGTCGTCACGGTGTTGGCGGCCTTGAAGCCAATCTCCAGAACGATCCGGTCACCGGGCTGCACCGCGACCGTGGTCATCGTGCCGGACACCTTGACGCCCGCCGCGCCGCTGCCGAACCCCACGATGGGGAACTCTGTGGTCGAGTCGAGCGCCAGCGAGGTGAGCGTGCCCCGAACCGTGTCGGTGGCCCCCGCCGTCACGAACATGTGGATCCGGGTCACCATGTTCGCGGCGGAGTTCGACTCCAGCCAGCCAGCGACCAGGTTGAACGCGCCGGCCAACGTGCCCGGGTTGTTCACCGGCTCGGACACGAACCGGCGCAAAAGCACGGCCCACGTCGCAAGGTTCGAGGTCTCCGCCTTGGCCGCCGTGGTGCTGACGCCGGTCTTGCGCCGCAACATCCCCGACGTGCCGTTGAGCACCTTGTCAGACCACGTGCCCCGGATGGTGGGCGGCGTGAACGCAGCCGCCGTGTTCGTCAGGAATAGCCGAAGCGCCACTGACTATCCCTTCTTGGCTGCCTTCGCTGCCTTCGCCGCTGCCTTCATCGACTCCCACAGCGCGAGCGCCGCGACGCACTCGGCGACCGACTTCGGGTTGACTTCCTGCGGACCGGGCCATTGCTTCACGTCGCCGGTTTCCGCGATGTGCTCGCACCAGTTGATGGCCGACGCGATCGCGTGGCCTACCGCCATTCCACGTTCCCTGTGCATGTGCACCGCCGCGCGATAGATGATCGAGCGGTTCCACGCCGCGCGCATCGCCGCCGGCAGGCGCTCAATCCAGTTCTGGACACCCGGAACTTTCTCCAGGGCCCCCACAGTTACGACGCCCCTTGCACGATCTTGTTCGACAGCTGGTACTGGCCGATCACACCGAACACTTCCTGCGCCGGCAATGGACCGCCGAGAAGGAACGTGCCGCTAGTCGAGGCACTCCACCGGCCGAAGTACCGAATGGTGGAACCGGCCGGGACATCGAACAGAGTGCCCCCGTTCGTGGCCTCGCCGGCGGACGCGGTCGGATAGGGCCCGTTCTTACGCGGACACCCCGCCAATTCGTTGAGCCCGGTCGTTCCCGGGTCATCGGTATGCAACGAGAACCAGTCCCCGTTGCCATTCACACCTAAGCTGTCGACCACCTTGTTGCGGGCAGTCATCGAGTAAGAGGTCATCAGTCAGTCCCCGGCCTCTGCTTGAATTTGATATCGAAGCGGATCTTCGTGCTCTTCGTGGAGAGCAGCCGGCCCGAGCCCAATCCGCTGAGCATCCGACACGTCAGATGGAAATGCTGGGTAGTGCCGCGCTGGTTCGCCGGGACCGGCAGGTTGACCTTCTGCCAGACGATGTCCTGGCGCCCCTCACTGTTGGCCGCCCAGGACTGCTCCTCCTGCGGGATGCCGCCGAAGATCAGCCGCAAGAACCCCAGGAGGAAGTTCGCCCCGTCGAACCGGACCTGCGCGCTGATCACCGTGACGGTGATGTCGGCGTAGTTGGCCCACTCCGGCACCGGGATGTCGACGTTGCCGGTAAAAGGCCAGGGCACGTAGCTGGTCTGGGTGGACTCGCAGGCGTCGCCGTCGTCGTTGTCGCCGTCGTCACCGTCGCCGCCGGGGCACACGACCACCGGGTCGCCGTCGTCACCGTCGCCACCGTCGTCCGGGGGCTGCACGGCCCCGGTCATAGGGTTCACGACGGTCCGCAGGTCCTTGATCATCGACTGGATGACCGTGCCCGTGGACGGTGGAATGTCGACCCGGCACAGGGTGATCGCGGAAATGCCGAGGTTGAGGTCCTTCACCGATTTCACGGTGGCCGCGACATTCGAAATGACCCTGGTGAAAATGTAGGGACCATTCGCCGGGTCCTCCGGGATTTGCCACGGCTCACCGGAGATGTACGGATTCTCCACCTGCGCCACAATCAGGTCGGAGCGCCCGCCGCCGGCGCCGGTCGGGGTAATCGGCACCTCGTCCTGAGAGAACAACCGGCCGACGTACAACTCCTTGGACGCATTCAGCGCCCTGTTCCCGATGCTGCACGCACCGGGCATGGCACGAATCGAGGTACCCGGTGTCTCTAGCGCGCTGATACGCAGATCAGCGGAGGAGAACACACCCTCCTGTCCGCCCAGCGCGGCCCACGACACCAACCGCAGGATCTCGGCGGGCATCGCGGAGCCACCGCCGATCGCCCACGGGACACCGTCATCCCAGCTCATTCACAGTTCCCTCCGATGAAGTGCGCGGCAGTCCCCACAGAGGAACCAGAGCGGCCCATTGGCCACCCAGATGTGGTGCCAATCGCTGTTGTCTCGGAGCCGCTTCCAGCGGCCCATTCAGATGACCGAGTAGGTTTCGCGCCAGGCGGCGGTCATCGACGCGGTACCGGCCGCGCTGGTGCCCCGGAGAACGACTTCGTAGGAGCCCGGGTCGAGCTTCACCGCCGAAAGCACGGGGCTACCGGGGAGCAATGCGCCGCCCAGGTCAATTCCGGCGCTGGAACGCACACCGCGCTGCCAGGGCCGCGAGTCGATACCGATCCACTCACCCTCGAACAAGGTGACGTTCAGGCCGATCGCCCAATGCCCAACCACTTCAATGACAGGGCGCATGATCGGGCCCCGGATCATGAACGTCATCCACGCCGGATCGGTCCCGGCCACATGGATCACACCGGGCTCGTAGCTGACCCCGATCGACGTCCACGGGTCATCCGGCGGGACCAGGTAGCCGCCGGCCGTCGGGGGGACGATCGTGACCGAGTTCGTCCGCTCCTCGTCGGAGTAGAAGTAGTCGTCCATGGCCTGGAACGTGGCCGTGCCCAACCACCAACCGTTGGAGCTGAACTCGGGCTGAGGGACGCACTTGCGGGTACGCCCGTAGACCCGGCGGATCCGCCCGTTGCGCGACATCCGCAGGAACGACGTCGCCCCCGGGGTGGCCCGCACCTTGTCCGCGCGCCACCGGGCCTTGAACTGCCCCCATAGGTCGGTCGCCTCGACCCCGTTCCCGAAGATCGGGTACTCGGGCACCACAGCCACGGAGAAGGTCATCTCCGGGCCGGCGACGAAGTCCCGACCGAACAGCATCCCGTCCGCGCGCGGGGCGATCGTGTCGTTCGTGGTCGCGCTCGCGCCCCCGTAGTCGACGTCGGTCACCAGGAACGGCGTGCTGGAGCCGAAGAAGAACTCCCCGTCCAGCTCGTAGGACAGCTCCGGCATCTCAAGCTGCATGTTCACCGTCCACTGTGGACACCCTGCCTCGCGTACTTCTGACGGAAGGAGACCTCGTTGGCCAACTGCACAGCGGTGGCGTTGGGCAGTGCGGTGATGTTGAAGACGGTCCCGTTGGCAATCGAGGAGCCCGAGTTCGGACCCACGGCAGATGCGAGTTCGGCGGCGACCTTGCCGCGCAGATCACCAGTCGCGGCGCCGACGGTCGGCCCGGGGATGACCAGCCCGGAGCCGGCGTCGATCGCGGCCTTCCCCATGCTCTGGACCGACTTCACGACCATGTCGACGTGGTCGTCGATGCCCTTCGCGGTGCCCTCCGGGATCGAGGTGCCGATGTACTGGAACTCCTTCGAGGGGCTGTTGATCCCGAGCACGGCGAAGGCCGCGGCGAGGGCCGCCTGGACCATGGCGACGATCGCGTTGACGACCTTGGACTGTCCGGCGGTGATCGCGTCGGCGAGCGCGGTGGTGATGTTGTCGCCGACCGTGGCCATGTTGTCGACCAGGACCTGGAGGTTGTCCTGGATCGTCGTGATCATGGTGTTGAAGTTGTCGACCACCGGTGTGGCTCCGTCGGTCACCGCCTGCGCCAGCGCTGTCATTCCGGCGGTCACCGCGGGCACCAACGTGGTGGTGAAACCGGTGGTGATAGCGGCGCCCCAGGTGACGATTCCCGGGTTGATCGCGGTGGTGACGATGGAGGCGAACCCGGGCACGAAAGCCGTCGTCCCGAGCGCGGTGAACGCCGCCAGGATGATCGGGGTCAAGATCGTCGCAAACCCCGTGGTGAAAGCGGCACCGAGCGCGGTCAGCCCGAGTGGCACATTGACGGTGCCCCACGCGGTGAAGCCGGGCACGATCGCGGTGGTGCCCAGCGCGGTGAACGCCGCCAGGATGATCGGGGTCAGGGTTGCGGCGAAGCCGGTGGTGAGCGCGGCACCGAACGCGACCAGGCCGAGCGGGACCGAGGTGGTGCCCCACGCGGTGAAACCAGGCACGATCGCCGTCGTGCCCAGCGCGGTGAACGCCGCCAGGATGATCGGGGTCAAGGTGGCGGCGAAGCCGGTGGTGAAAGCGGCACCGAGCGCGGTAATACCCTGCGGGATGGCGGTGGTCGACCACGCCGTGATGCCTGGGACGACCGCCGAGGTGCCCAGCGCGGTCAGACCGGCGATGATCACCGGGGACAGGACCGTGGTGAAGCCGGTGGTGAAGGCCGCGCCGAGTGCCGTCAGCCCTTGAGGGATGACTGTGGTCGACCACGCCCGGAAGCCGGGCAGGATCGCCGTGGTGCCCAGGGCGGTGAACGCCGTGAGGATCACGGTGGTCAGCCCCGGCATGCCCGCCTGGATCCCGATGCCGATCAGGCCAACACCCGTGGTCGCCTGAGCGGCCATGGCCTGGAACGCGGGCGTGAGCGCCGTCGTGCCCAGCGCGGTGAACGCCGTGCCCAGTACCGCCGTCACACCAGGCATCCCGGCCTGGATCCCGATACCGATCAGCCCGACGCCGGTGGTCGCCGCCTGAGCCATGGCCTGGAACGCCGCTGTCACGACCGGGGGCAGCCCATTCAGGCTGGTACCGAGCGCGGTAGCTACGCCGCCCAGACCGGAGGTGACCGCCTGGTTCATCGCGTCGATACCCGGCTGCGCGGCGGGGCCCAGCGCGCCGAAGGCGCTGTCCGCTGTCTTAGGCACCGGGGCGAGCGCGGTGCCAGCGACGCCGGCCGTCCCCTGCAATTCCTTGCCCACGGCGGCGGGGACCTTCGCGGCCGAGGCACCAGCGGAGGGCCCGAGCTTGTCGAGGATCTTCCCGACCGCCGCCGTGGTCGGGTTGACGGCGGTGACCGCTGCCTCCGGCGTCGGCTTCAGCACGTCGGCCACGGTCAGCGGCACATTTTGTAGTGCCTTCCTGACCTCGGCCGCCGTGGTGCCCATCTTCTGGGCGACGACCTTCGGCACCTGCGCGGCCGGCACACCGGAGGCCTGGACCATGTCCGCGAGGGCCTTGGTCACGGCCGGCACGGTGGGCGACAGTGCGGTCGCGGCGGCGGGGGCCACTCCGTAGAGCCCGGCCGCGACCGCGTTCTTCACCGCCTGGACGTTCTGGGTGGCGATGCCGGGCAGCGGGGAGAACGCGGTCTGGAAGGTCGAGGGCAGCGGCGCTACCCCGTCCTTCATCTGGTTGCCCATTTGCTGGAACGAGATACCGAGGGTCGAGGCCAGCGGGCCGAGCGGCCCCAGAATCGGAGCGACCCCGCCGAGGATGGTCCCGATCGTGCCGACGTTCCGGGAGAAGAAGCCGATCGCCTCGCCGAACTTGGCGAACATCTGGACACCGGCGTCCAGCAGTGTGATCAGCAGCGGCATCGCGTCGGCGAACCCCTGGATGCCGGCCGCGAAATCCGCCGACTGGAAGGTCGCGCCGAGCTTCTCGAAGGCCAGTGCGATCGCGTCGATGGTGCTCTGCGGGATCGAGCTGACGCCGTTGGCGATGCCCTGGAACACTGCGCCGACGCTCTGGCCGAGGCTGGCCCAGTTGAACTTGTCGAAGAACGCGGTGATCGAGTCGATGGCCGCCTTGACCCCCGGGGCGGCGTTGGCGAACAGCGTGATGCCGTTGTTGACCAGGTCCATGAAGCCCTGGGTCACCGACTCCAGCACGCCCTGGAGCCCCGACATCGCGGCGTCGAGGTCACCGCCCTTGATCTTGGTGACCATGGCCTCGAACGAGGTGCCCAACTTGGTGACCACGCCGACCAGCAGGTCGAATACCGACTGCGTGTTGGCCAGGTCCAGGAACCCACGAACCAGGGCGTCCAGGCCGGGCGACATTCCGGTGAGCGCGGTGTTGACCTTGCCGATGATCCCCGAGAGGGTCTTCAGCCCCTCGCCCTTGGTCACCACGTTGGCCAGGCTCAGCGCGATCCCAGACAGCGCGGTCGCGGTGCCACCAAGCCCGACCTTGAGCTGCGGGAAGATCGTCGCCAGTTGCTTGAAGACCGGCAGCAGACCCTTCTCGAAGGCGCCCGACACCGACGCCTTCAGCGAGTTGAACGCCGGCTCGACCGACTTGGCCGCCTTCTTAATTCCGTCCATGCCGAGCATCACGGCGGCGATGGGCACGCCGATGAGAGCGATCGCCCCCGGTACGGCAGCGATCGCTGTGGACACCGCGCCCCACGCGGCGGTGATCGCGGCGCCGGCCACCGCGACGGCGGTGGCGATCACCGCAAACTGAGCCAGGGCGCCGACGATGCTGAAGACCGTCCCGGCGATCGCCATGATCGGCCCGGCGACGGAAGCGATCTTGGACCCCGCCGACTGGGCGAAACCGGCGATCTCCTGGAACCCGCCACCGACCTGGGCGGTGACCTGGCCGCCCGCCTCCTTGACGAAGTCGAAGGCCGAACCGAACGCGGAGGTGATCGCGCCGCCCACCGCGCCGAGGACCGAGGTGATCTGCTTGCCGAACCCGGCGAACGCCAGCGCGGCCTGGTCCTTGTCGACGTCGACGTTGATCTTGACCTTCTTCTTGGTGAAGAAAGCCGCCGCGTCGGATGCCGCCGTTTCCAGGCCGGTTTTGAGCGTGTTCTTGTCGATCTCGGTGCCGATTTTGATCTTCTTGCCACCGAGCGTGGAGGTCAGCTTGGTGATCTCCGTACCGAGTGTCGCCTGGTCGATGGTGACCTTGATGTTGATCGTCGCCGACTTGGCCTTGGTCTTCTGAATGAACGCATCGACCTGCGCCGTGGCCTTGGCCGTGTCGACGTCGAGCTGGATCGTGAGGTCTTTCAACTTGTCGGTCTCGACCGGGACCTTGATCGTCGGGACCTTGATCGCCGCGAGCTTCGTATACAGCTCGTCCAGGTCGATGTCGAACTCGACCGGGACCTTGACCTCAGGGAGATCCTTCCCCGTGAGCTGCGCCTTCAGGTCCGCCGCGAACTTGCTGGTATCGGGCAGAACCCGGACGGTGATCCGTGCAACCTCTTCGCCTCCGGGACTGCCCACTGCTCACCCCCCTGGGGTCTCGGTTTGCTGTAGCCGCCGCCTCCGGCGCGCCTGCGCGTTCATGTCGGCCACGCGGACCACACGGCCACGCTTCTTCGGGGCCTTCGACTTCGGTGGAGTGATCAGCGGCCGGCGAGCCGGTTTCCCAGCCCGCTGCCGGTTCGCCACGTAGAGCAGGTTCACCGCGGCGGCCAGCAGATGCGCCTGGCTGGTCCACGGGCGGTGCCGCTGCCCACCCCGCGCTCGGGCGATGACGGCGGAGTCCTCCGGGAGGTGCTCGACAAGCCAGAGCAGGTAGCGCGGTGTCAGGGCGCAGTCGTCACGCCACAGATCACGGATGTCGACCTGGTAGTGACTCTGCAAGTCGCTGACCAGCGCGCTGCCGTACTCGTCGATCAGCTTGACGAGCTGGAGGCTTCCCCCGGTTGGCGCTGCGCCGAGTAGGCGTTCCACAGCTGAGAGAACTTGCCCTCGTCGTTGCCGGGCCCGGCAATCCACGCCCGATACGCCCCCGGGTCCTCGGCGACCGAGGCCAGGAAGTCGTCGATCCGCGCCAACCCCTCGTACATGTTGGCGACCTGCTCGAACGTCGGCTCGACACCCTTCTCCGGGCCCTCGATCTTCTGAAGCTCGCCGAACAGGCGCATCGCGGTCGCCCGCTCCCGGAATGGCAACTGGTGGATCGCGCGCAGCTTCGGCGCGCCCTCGGGCCACTCCACCTTCTGCTGCGCGGCCTCCGCGTCAGAGGCGATCGCGTCGATGATGGTGGGCTGCGCCTCGGCCTGCTGCGCGGCCTGCTGCGCGGTCCCGGGCGGCAGGGAGAAGTTCCCGTTTTGCGGCACGGGGGCCTGACGGATCGGGTTGCCCAACGGGTCAACCTGGGTGACCGTCTGCCCGTAGCGAAGGTCCGTCGGCGCGGGCGCGGGCGCCTGGCGCGGGCCCTGGTTGCCGTAGATGTCGTATGGCTGGTTCATGGAACGGGAGTGACTCCTTCGTTGATTGGGAACTGGAACTGGCGGGCGACCAGACCGGTCGCCCGCCAGCCTCGGGTCAGCCGCCCGGCGTGGTCGTGGTGACCACAACCGCCGGCGAGGTGCCACCGGTCAGGCCTACGGCGCTACCGGTCATCTGCGCCACGTCCTCGTCGGCCAGCGACCCGCCGAACGTGACCGTGACCGGGCTGCCCGGCAGGGCGCCACCGCCGCACGTCACGTCGCCGGGGGCGATGTTCGACAGCGCCTCCAACGCGGTCTGGACCGCCGAGGCGGCGGCGTTGAAGGCGATCGTGGCGGTGGTCTGCCCGTCGTAGGTGAGGGTGAAAGTGCCACCGGTAGGGGTGCCGGTGATGGCCACCGACTGGACCTCGTTGGTGCGCATGCCGAGGCCGGCGCCGTACCACTCCATGAGGTTGGAGCCGGTCACACCGAGCACAGTCGCCCGGACGGGGAACGCGAGGAAATTCTCAACATCCACCTCGACGTCGTCATCGGAGGCCAGGGACACCCGGGGCAGGTACAGCGGCGCGGACACGTCGCCGTCGACGATGCGGATGAACATCGCCCGCTCCTGCGGCTGGGTGATCAGGTTGACCCCGAACACACCCTCCACGGAGACGTCACCGCCACCGAAGTAGTAGGCCAACGTTTCGTTGGTCAGCTGGAGCAGGTGGATCGTGATGGCGAACGTGACCGGGTCGCGCCGATCACGCAAGGCCGGGTTACGCCAGGTCCCGAGGATGTTCGAGTCGCCACCATCCTTGGTGATGGTGAGCCCGTCCTCGATCGAGGTGTGCCCGAGGTCCTCCCACGGGGCCCCCGGGTTGACGAGATCGACAGGGGCGGATGTGCCGGCCGGGGCCGTGTAAACAAACCCGGTGCCGGGGATGATGACAGCAGCATCATCGAGAGCCATGATCTCTCCTTGTGAGTTGCCCGGACAGACGGGCTAATTGGGAAATGCGAGTCAGACGCGGGGATTTTTGATCATCAGGTCGTACACAGCGACCTGACGAGAAATGTGCGGCAATTCCGGATCGTCGAACTTGCGGAATCCGGTGCTTTCTCGCCATCTATTGATGGAGCCGTACGGAGTGACCGTTTGGTTTTCCCACGCCTCGTACAGGACCCTGGCGACTTGCTTAGCCAGCTCGAACGCCGCCTGGTGCGGATCCCAACCCTTGGATTCCTCCGCGCCGGACCAGACGTTGTAGCTCATCCAGTACTGGGAGGTGAACCGAGGATTGTCAGCGGCCCCGCCGGTGCGGGTGAGCTTCACTACCGGCACGTACTTGGCCAACTCGTCGGGCAAGTCCTCGAACGCCTGCACCTCGGAGAGTCCGAGGCTTTCGCGCAGGTCAGCGAGGGGATTCCGCATCAGCCACAACTGCACCGCGATGCCGTCAACGAACGGCACCATCCGGGCCGGCGCGCTCATCGGCGCACACCGCCAGTGATCGCGTGAACGCCGTCGACGAACGTGCCGTCCGGGGCGATGTGCCCGTATTCGATCGCGGCAGCCGCATTCTGGCCCCTCGAATCGTCGAGGGTCACGAAGTAGTCCAACTTGCCGTGGGAGAGTTCGATCTGCGCGTCACCCGAGTGCCTGTGCGCCGCGAGGCGGCGCCGAGCGTTGGCGAACAATGAGTTCGCCGTCCGCTTCAACGCGAACCCGGTTTCCTTGTGGTAGGCCGCCGTCTTGTTGCACTTTCTCGCGGTCCTACCCGGACCCCAGCTGAACTTGCCCCTGGCCATCAGCGCATCTCCTGAAGCGTGCAACTGACATGGTCAGTCGACACGGAGAAATCCCGGGCCTGAGGGCCACCGAGAATGGCGAACTTCCGGAGCGTCCCGGTGTTATCGGTCCATTCGATCCGCGACCACCAACCCACCGGGGTCTTGGACCCCTTGCAGATCAGCTTGTAGGCCACGGACACGTTCTGGCCGTCGGAGACTTTCAACGCGGCGAAAGCGCCCCGGGTGGAGGCCACCGGCTGCATCCAGCAGTCGGTGACCACCACACCCGTGGTTGAGGGCGCCTTCACGACGTTCCCCCGGAAATCGGTACCCGTCTCCTCCACGAAGATCGTGACGGTGTGCGGGCCGCTGTCGAGCAGGGACATGACCCACCGCCCTTCAGCAGTCGTAGGGGTCGCCGACGGGGAACAACTCGAAGCCGAAGCTGTCCTCCAGGAACACACCTCTGGACGACCAGAGGTCGTTGCGGGTGAGCGGCTGATGCCAGAGACCGAGCCGGCCGGCAACCTTCTTCAGCCAGCCCATCTCTTCATCGGTGAGATACAGCCCGCCCCGGGCATCGAGCCCGTTGCGCTGGTAGCTGTAGTCACCCGCGCTCTCCGAGGAGAACCCGCCAGGGTTGTTGATGTAGCGCCCGGCGGCGCGCAACACGATGACCCGCACGATGTCCGGGGCAATGACCTGGGTGGGGTCTTCGGGATCCACCCAGGTCTTGCCCGCGACCAGCCGCACCATCGCCGACACGTCGTCGAGAAGCGCCTCAATGCGAGGGCTCTCCACGTCAGTGAAGGTGCGATCTAGCCGAACCTCCAGATCCTCGATGTCGGCGAGGGGCGGCAGCTGGACCATCGCTCAGGCGACCAGGTTCAGCTTGACCGCCCGGACGAAGCTGTTGCCACCAGCGCCACCGGCGGTGGTCGTGGTGACGGCCACGGCCGGCGTGGTGCCGCCAGTGAGGCTGCCGGTCGCGGTCATCTGGGTGATGTTGGTGCCCGTGTCGACGGTGACCGTCACAGCGGTACCCGGCAACGGACCACCGGCAGTCGTGACCTGCCCAGCCGTGAGGTCGGTGCCCGCGACCAGCGCGGACTTCACCTGGGCCGCGGTCGCGTTGTACGCGATCGCGGCGGTGGTGCGGCCCTCGTAGGTCAGGGTGAAGGAACCGCCGGTCGGGGTGCCGGTCACCGTCACCGTCTGAACTTCGTTCGATCCGGGGCCGTCGGCGATGATGTTCGACCCCATGTAAACGTCGACCATGGAACGATCTTGTGCGTTCCTGAAGTCGTAGTCCTTGATCCACCGCATACCCACACCGGCGAGGGACTGCCGAGCACCGAAGCTGGCACCCTGAGGCACCTTCGGGGCCACCATGACGGCCGAGTAGGCGGTCCGGTGGAAGGCGTAGCCCTCGTTCGGCTCGATCGCCTGCGAGACCACAATCCGGGAGAACCCGGCCAGGCTGCCGATGGTGGCGTCCCGGAGGGCGTTGTTGTCGCCGGCCTGGTCAGCGTGGTTGAGGTGCACGTCCTTCAGGAACGCAGCCTCCATCAGAGAGCCGATGACCACATAGCGCTCAGTCATGGGCACGTTGGCGTCGTTCAGCAAGCGCCGGGCGTCGACCATGCCGTTGAACGTGTTCGCCGCGCTGATGTCGACCGAGTTGGCGTAGGTCGCGTTCTGCATGGTCTTGGCGATCTTGTTCTCGGCGCCCTCGGCGACAGCCCGCACCATGGGGGTGAGGATCTGCGAGCCGTAGCTCACGATGTCGAGGGTCTCCTCCTCGTCGGTGGTCGGAACCGCCGAGTAGATGGCCGTGTCGAGAGTGACGTCGATCTTGGTCTCGACCAGGTTGTCCATCGTGATGATGCCCTCGCCCTCCGAGGCGGTACCTCGGGCCTGGCGGAGCACGCGGGTGCGGGCGGTCGTGCGCGCGGGCACCCGAATGGAGACGGTGTCACCGGCGTTGCCGACCCAGTCGGCCGCCGTGGTGGCGTCCATCCAGACCAGGCCGGGCAGGATGATCTCGCGCTGGAGCAGCCCGAGGGCCGCAGCCGCGATCTTCTGCGACTTAATGAAGGTGTTCGCCACGGGGAACCTCCAAGGTTCTTAGAAGCGGAACCGCGTCGGCCGTGGCGAGCGGGCCGTGCGGGATTACCGGTTTCGAGGAATGAGCGCGGCGAGCTTCATCGGATCGGTTTCGTCGTTCCCGGAATCGGGATCGCCGCCACCACGAAGACTCGCTCTCGGCTTACTGGGCGGTGCGTTCTTCGGCGGAGCAGCACTGGACGGTTCCGGCGCGATGAGCGCGAACAGTTCCTTGGCGTCCGTTTCCAACTCGTCGTCACTCTCGCCGGACAGTCGCTTGGCGACCGCCCTGATCTGGGCGACAGTGGCGTGGTCCGGGGCCAACTCCTCCGCGATTTCGCGGCGCTTGTGGAGAGCCTCGGCCTTCTCAGCGCGGGACTTGTAGCGGTCGGCGTCCTCTTGCAGGCGCTGCGCCTCCGTCTTGTCCTTGTCTTCGTGCTTGGCGAGCTTGGCTCGCGCCTCTTCGAGTTCGGTCTTGTACTTGTCCCGCTCGGTTCGAGCGTTCTTGCGTTGTTCCTTGATCGCGTCGAGCGCGCGCTTCCCAGCGTCGCCGAGCTGATCGGCGCCGGCGGGGTCGTCGTCGTCATCCGCGACCGCATCCGCGAGCAATGCCTGCGCGTCGGCATCATCAATGCCGAGATCGTCAGGCTTGGTGCCCGAGTCAGCGGGCTTGCCGCCCTGGTCACCGTTTGGCTGGGACATTGCGCCCCTTTCCGCCCCCATTGCGGGGTATTTCGATCCGCACCCGTGTAGCGCGGGAAACTTTCGGGGCTAGACGCCCTTCATCGACCCGTCGGACTGCCAGGAGCCCGGGATCTGACTGGAAAGGCCTAGCTCTTTCGCGCGGCGCATGATGAACCGGCGCACTTTCCGCCGGCCTTCCTCGCCGCCCTTCGCCCGGCCGACAGCTTTGATGGCCTTAGCGAGGTCTGAGCCGTTGCGGATGGGGAATCTCCCACCAGATCCGCCAGCATCGGGCATCGCCTTGCCCTGTTTCGCCAAATTACGACGCGTATCAGTATCGGGACCGGCCACAACCGACTCCGTTCGAAGGTTTTCGCGGTTAAGCGGTGATCTCTTCGGCGCGCTTGGCTTCGCGTTGCTGGGATTCCCAGAGCCGGCGCCACGCGTTCCGCGCGTCCTTGCCCGAGTACTTCCCCTCGATGTTCTCTTTCCACATCCGCTGGTAGGCCCGGTTGTTCCCCGGCCACTCAGGGTTGGACTGGAACACAGCCTTCGGCCAGCACATGCAGTGGTCGTGGACCTTGATCGTCCCCGGCCCGTCGAAGTTCGAGTCGGACCGGGCGATCGAGCCCTCGGAGAACACCGGGCCACGGGAGGCCAACATCGCGCAGAACGCGCACGGCCTCGGGCCCAGCATCCGAATCCAGCCCTGCGCCACATCGTCCGTGTCGATCAACTCCAGGGTGGTGTCCCGGGCCCCGTTGAGGACGTGACGCGACGCGGACCCCGAGGCCAGCACCACAGTCACCTTCCGGGACCGCGTCTCCCCCAACCCGTTGTGAGCGGCCCGCTTCATCGCCACCGGCCCGGTCACCAGCAGCGAACGCTCGGCGGCGTTGTCCGCGTCACCCCAGTCCAGGACGGCGGGCTTGAACTCGCCGAAGTGCGGGGCGTCGATCTTCGTCGGCCGGTCGTCCCGCCGGCTGTCCCGCCGTGTCCCAGTGTCGAGCTGGCCGGCGACCCGGGCGTTGCGACCGGTGTTGAGCCGGGCCGGGCCGGGTAGCTGGGCGTCCGGGGCGTTCACGAACTGGATCGTCGGCGCCGGCGTGGGCGCCTGCGGGGCCTCGATCAACCGCACCCGCTGGTAGTAGTCGACCGCGATGTCCGCCGAGGCCTGGCGGTAGGTGCGGATCAGGTTCATCACCACGCGCACCCACGCCGGGTAGGTGGCGTCGATCTCCGTCCACGACAGCAACGCCATCGTCGGGATGAACTGCGCCAGGAACGCGGCCCGCACGGCGAGCTGGCGCTGCCGGTACTCCTCGGAGAGCTGAGTGCTCTGATTCGGCATCTACCGGGGCCCGTACAGGATCCACGAGATGCTGGCGGCGAGCAGGACCATGACGAACAGGCCGGCGAGGACCAGCAGCGACTCGCCCATCTACCGGGGGCCCACGGGTGTGCGGTCCACCGCCGGGTCGTTCCCCGGCACACCCGGAGGCGCCGAGCCCGGCTGGTTCCCGCCGCCCTGGCGGGCCAGCTCCATCTGCATCTGGGTGATCGGGTCCGCGTCGAGGCGCATCTGGATCCACTCCTCGACGTCGGACTTCTCCACACCAGGGATGCGACCCCAGAGCGCCTCGACCGGGACCTGGAGCATCTGCGCGGCCTTGCCGAGCGCGTCCACAGCCTGCGCCATCGACCGGATGTTCATGTCCTGCCAGGTGACCCGGCTGGTGATGTCGGTGGCGTGCGCGTCGTCGTGGTGCAGGCCGCTAGCCAGGCGCAGCAGCTGGATGTGGGAGCGGCCGGCGGACTTCTGCCGCTCGGCGACCTTCTGCGTCAGGCTCGCGCGCGCGGCGGCGAGAGCCTCAGCGGACAGGTTCGCCATCTGCCCGGTCAGCTCATGGGTAGGTGTCTGCGACACCGCCGCGAGAGACTGGACGTCGGTCTCGTGGGCCTGGATGAACCCCTGCAACGGGGTCTCCGGCAGCGACCCGAACTTGGTGTCCGGGTCGTCGGCGACGAGGAGATCGTCCTGGCGCAGCTGGAGCTTCTTACGCCGCGCCGCTTCCTCGGTGTCCGGCTCCGCCATGCCGGCGACCGTGCGCACCTTCCAGCTGTTGAAATGCTGCGTCAACATGCGGTCATACGCGGTCTTGTTGATCCGCGCGGCCAGGGGAATGTGCGGCTCCACCTCGCCCGGAGTGCGCCCGTCCAGGTCCAGCTGGTTGCAGTAGCGAACCACCGGGCACACACCCGACTCGTGCGCCTGCGGCTGCCCCAGCAGCTCCACGGGGTTCTTCCCGAGCCCGGCGGCAGCGTCGACCTTCACGGTGTAGACGAACTCGTCGTCGAACACCTTGACCGTGGTCACGACCTCGGTCTTGTCCTTGACCTGCATCGCGTACGTGGCCCAGTCGTCCTCGGCGGGGTCCTCGTACCAGGCGAACATCTTCCGAGGCGACACACCACGGATCTGCGGCATCTCGTTGCCCTGGAAATCCTTGCCCGGCAGCGCCGTCGCGTAGGCGTACCCGTAGGCCAACATCGCCCGGTGCACCGCGATCTGACGCTCATCCCAGCCGTTGGACAGCCAGATCCGCCACGGCCCCTCAGGCTCAGCCATCGGGTGCGGCGGCCCATCCGGCGCCGACGTCGAACCAGGCGGGTCGATCGGCGCCCCAACCGGGTCCAGCCGCGACCGGTAGCCGTCCACGTACATGCACTGAGCCGTGCTCGTGACCACCAGACCGAGCCACGGCACGCGAGACAGCTCACGCAGCGCCTTCAGCTCCGGAGTCGCACCCTTCGGCAACTGGATGTCATCCGGATCCCAGCGGTACCAGCGGTCGATCCGGTCCAGCCGCTCCCGCTCCTTGCGCCAATCGGGCAGCAGCTTGTCCTGAACCAGAGAGGCCAGGGCTTCGGTGCTCAGCACAGTGTCACCTGGCCTTCCTTGGTCGGAGAACGTCTTGACGGAGCAGACAGCCGTCACAGCGGCAGTGGGGCTGGAACAGGCGACACCGGGGCGGTACCGTCGGGCCGCGTTCCGTTGGTCCGGACGCGGGTGGGCTTCCTGGGGCAACGGGAGGCCCACCCTTTTCCGTCTTCACCAGACGTTGCCGCTGCGGACCTTCACGCGGCCCTGCTGGGCGACCCAGAGCCGGCGCACCATCCGGGCGCCGATCATCGCCACCGCGAGGTCGACCTTGCGGG